CGTCAACCATTGTGGCTGTTTTCCATTTAAACGCCCAATCGTTGTATGTTTTCACAAATTCAGAACTTATATCCACGTCTTTTTTCAGACCAGAGGCTAACGTGTAAGCATCTTCTGCCGTAGTTCGATATGCCAGTGACTGCTCAACACCATTCGTTGGCTTTGTGTCTTGTTTTGTAAAATTTGGATTCCATCCGCTGTAAACACCAGATATGGTGTAATTTCCACTCCAGTATAGCCATGGAAGATATGTCCAGACTTCACACACATTTGACGCAGTTGCTCGTACACTAACCAGAAGGTCTTTAGTGTTCTGTCGTGTAACGCTTGCTCCAAATGCCGCCGTCGTACTTGCTTTGTCCTGCCACCCATCTTTTATGATGATCTCGGCTTGAGAATTTTGACTTTCCATTCCGTTGAAACCGTTTCCGGTCTGAAGAGTAATAACGACAACTGAAGCATCGCCAGCGGATGTGAGTGTTCCAAGTCGAACCCATTGCGCTTTGCCGTTTGCCCCGCCAAAAGAATAACTCTTTGTCGCAATCTTATTTAAAGCATTTACTGAAGAATTGGCATTATCTGCTGATTTCTGGGCCGTGTCGATTTTATTATCCACGTCTTCAGGTGCAGGCGTCCAGTCTGTCGGAACGGTTCCGAACTCGCCTTTCACATTTCGGATCTTGAATTTAATCGGAGATTTTGCGTCTGTAGTAATGATACCCCAGTTCGATGAAGCGTCAAATATATCATATGAAACATCTGTTCTGGGCGTGTACGAGAACCATACTCTTTGCCATTTATTGGCTACCAACGAATGATCTGAAGATTTACGCAAGGACACACTATCATTGTCATTACCGGTCCCACTCGGCATTCCGTCGAAACCGTTATTTATATCAGCGTTCCAAATGCAGGCAACTTCAGGATTTACTTCCAGACTGATTATATATGTGTATCCTCGTGGAATGTAGATTTTCTTCACGCCAGTATCGAAATAAATTCCTCGACCCCATGAATTGGAACCAATCGGAGCCACACAAGTCCAGGTGTTTGATGTTTTATCATAAGAAAATGTTGATAATCCATTACAGTTTTTGATCATCCCTACGGGAATTAAGTTTCTTCCACCGATTTTTATATTACCAATCATACTCTCAGCATCTTCTGGAGCTGGAGACCAATCCGTAGCAATGTTACCTTCTTCAAGTTTCAATCCGTATATTAAAAAGGCCGTATCCGTATCGCATTCAAATCGACATGTGGATATCGTAGCATTTCCGCTATTGAACGTTACTGAAACTCTTTTGTAATCGGTAGTGCCTACTTGAGAGTTTAGTATGCTACCTGACTGTGGAGAAGCATTATCATAAAATCTAAGGTTGCTTGTTTTCGTGGAATCTTCCCATTTTATGTAAGCAGACAGCGTATAATACGTGTTGGGTTTAATAGTAACTCTTTGGCTAGCATCGACCCATGCATTAGCTATTCGTTGAACGCCAAATCCGTTCACTATAGTATGAGGGACATTCGTATAAACTTGGTAGCCGTTGTTATTATCAACCCAGAATGTATCATTTAGAGTATCATATTCTTTTGTTTTTTTCCAAAGATTTCTTCCGCCAACTTTCAGATTGTCAATTTTATTATTCGCACTATCAGCAGTATTTTTGGCAGCATTTGCCGTGGACGCTGCATTGGACGCGGTTGATTTTGCTGTGTTTGCTGTACTGTTTGCAGTATTTGCTGTAGATACGGCATTACTTGCGTTGGCGTTTGCGTTATTGATTGCGTTTGCCAAGACGGGATTTGTTGTGGTTGTGTTTCCATTGCTGAATGTGATGTGTGATCTTGTCCAGATATATTTTCCGGACTCCCAGTTGGGCTGAGTATCGGACCATGAACCACCGGTCTGAGCAGTATTTGATGTTGATTTATACCACTGATCTTTAATGGCGGTAACGCTCACGCCCTGAGGACCAGTAGAACCAGGGTTTCCCTGTGGTCCTTGAGCACCTGTCTCTCCTTTAGGCCCAGTTGGTCCCTGAGGTCCGGTAGCTCCTTTGTCACCTTTCGGTCCCTGAGCGCCCGTGTTTCCATATACAGCCAGTAATAACACTGTCGTTTGATTCGTGTTATTCGTATAGTTGATTACTTCTTTCTGCCATAAATACTTATTCGTAGCATCAAGGGTGGGCATCGTGGTCGATGTGATGTTTCCTGCGCTAGGCGCTGTCTGAGATGTTGTCCTGGCATAATAATAAGTTATCGACTTGATACCGTTACCGGCAGCACCCTGAGCTCCGGTATTTCCGGTTTCCCCTTTTTCACCCTTGATCAGCGACCAAGAATAGTCTGAGTAAGACGTGCTTTCAGTTCCTGTTGTTTTATTATACGCAAAACCAATATACTTCTTGCCGCTTGGATTATCGGACATACCAGAAGTAGGTGAATCAGCATATTTGACCCATGTATAATATGTTTTACCATCAGCGCCTTTCACTCCTTGGATGCCCTGTGGTCCCTGAGGTCCAGTAGCACCTTTCGGTCCCTGCGGTCCAGTTTCACCTTTGGGTCCGGCGGCACCTTGTGGACCACGAGCGCCCTGGGCTCCGGTATTACCGGTTATACATACTCCGTTTTCAGAAGGCGTGAATTCGGTACGATCATCTCCATAGGTTACGAAATTTCGTCTCCAAATATACTTACCCTCTATCCATGTGGGCGGATTATTACTCCATGAACCACCAACTAATGATGTTGGGGATGTGGATAAATAAAACTGTTCGAGTGTTGATTTGACTGTATTATCTACTGTGGCTGCTTCTTTTGAACCAATCCGGAAATTGCTGACATTGATGTCCAATATATCCGTCACTGGATTAAACTCCAACGATGAATTTTTGCCTTTAAGTTTAAATATACCATCGGCATACATCTGAATTGGAGATTCTTTCTTACTTGTAAGAGCTCCGTCACCAAGCCCAAAACCGGTGGTGGAAATGTACACACCGCTCGTTGGATCATTAATAGCCAGCTTGCCACTATAGATGGCATTTTGACTCATATCAAACTGAGCAATCTTAGCCTGGAATGCAGATAGGTCAACAACATCTATAGAAGCAGCCTGGATCTTCTGACCATTCACTTCTGCTTCAGATACGCCATTTGCGATGTTGATTGCTTTGACAATAGAGTCCTGACCATCCGGACCGGTGATGATAAGGCGCTCTGTCTTAATCGTACCGGCTACAATAGAATCTGCATTGATAGACTTGATCTTCGCTGCTTCAATCGTCGCATCAGCAATCTTAGCGTTCGTTACAGCGCCTTCATGGATTGCTGCTGAGCCAATGGACCCGTCCTTTAGGACGCCTTTTTCAATCCAAGCGTTATTTACATTTGCGAGATCGATATTTGCTTTTTTAGCATTAATTTCCTCAGCATTTTCTTTAACTACATCCAGTTCCTTAATAGATGCATACGTGATTTTTGCAGTCTCCACATCCAGTTTGTTAATCATCGCTCTGTCAATCATTACCAACTGTGCGTAATACCGTTCCATTTCTTTTGTCTGTGGGCCTTTATAATCTGCATTGGTTTCTTCTTCTGACAGGCCGACAGCTTCAACTGAATATGTAAGACCGCCATCGTATTCCCAATCCAGTTTCATGATAGGAACCTTATATGTGTTTCCAGACAGATCTGCTACGGTCAGGATATCCCAAGGATCCAGTCGGGGATCTCCCATCATTTTCAATGTACCTGGCATATAGGAGAAATTTTTGAAAGATGCCAGGATATTATTGAGGACTGTTTGTGTCATGAACGGATTGGAAAAAGACACGGATCTCGCTCCGGATCCTGAAAAGATTGATATGCTTTTTCCATTTTTATCTTGTCCCGTAAAACATACAAATTTTGAAACATCAAAAGCATAATCATTATGTTCAAATTTTCCCCAGTACCGGCTCGTCTTTACCTTATAATCTGAATCCACATAGGTATGCAGCTCGATCTGACCTCTACGGTTACAAACAGCAAACGCGCCATGAAGCTGCGCCACATAAGAAAGGACTTCCCTGCAGCTATATCCTTTCGGCACTTTTATGGATATCGCAGTTAATCCGGATGTCACTACAGGAACACCTGTGATATCCGCAATCTGCTTTAGTACTGCCACTGTATTTGTGGTTGTGCCATTCATGGAAAACGTCCGCTCTGTGTTCATCATACGGTCGTAAGCCGTGAACGTGATCTGATCATCCGCTTTTTGGGGCTTTCCTGCTGTAAAATATCCCATGGGGATATATTCTGTTTTTCCGTTCACGTCCATACCAATCTGAAGGAGTATTTCTGTTCCTTCAACTACCAGTCCTTTGCCAGGAATTGTCACTTCTATGTACTGTGACATGGTAGAACCCAGAGAAAAATCGTCGTCTCCTTCAGAACCTCCGGTGAATTTGATACTTCGTACGGTTGTGATGGATGTTTCTCCATAGGTAAGTAAACATTTAAATGTTCTGGAATCCTGCTGTACCAAGGTTCCAAATGCAGTTGTTGACCAATACACAGGACCGCCTCCTTATTCTGTAATCATAAACTCAATGACGTCCAGTTCTTCCATAGTCAGTGGATCGTACTTTTGATCGTCATCACATTTTTCGACTACATCAATTGATACCGTGTGGATTTTCACTGCAGTTTCAATCGCTAAAAGTTCACTCATATCCTTCTCAAACTCATCTTTGTTTTCGAACACATAGCAGCTATCCTTGACAAGATATTCTCCCTTTTTGTCCTTTTTCGCATATCTGGCAATAAGTTCTTCTCTTTCCTCCATGTATGCAGTCGCCGCTTCCTGAACTGCTACCATGTTTTTCTTAATCGCATACGCCAGACGGACAGGCAGGGGTTTCTCTCTTAAGCCTGCACAGGTGTTAAGGAATGCTACAATCTCACTGTTCTTCATCTTCATGCTCCCTGTTCCTCCGTATCAGTATCTTTTGCAGTGTCTACCGTCCCCTGATCTTCCAGTTTCCACAGGAGCTCGTCAAATGCAGCCATATCTTTTCTGCATTCTGCTTTGTTCGCCTCATACATCTCCTGGTCCTGAATGGTCTTTGTGCAGTTGCTCTTTCCGGTTTCCGGAACCTGTGCAGACATGTATACCACACTTCTTCCATCGATGATGGAGCTGTAACTGAGATTCATTGATTTTGTACCTTTTAACATGTTTGTTTCCTCCTATTTCTGAATTAGTGTTGCTCCTACTCCTTTATATGTTTTCACGCCATTAACATAACTGTATACGGGATAAGATGGTGTATTTGAATAGAATTTTTTCGTTGTTCTTGTGTTTGTTCCAGGATCTGTAAATGTTACACTAAAAAAAGCAGGACTTATTGCCGCATCAATTTTTGCGACATCAGCCCTACTAAGCATCGTCCATGTACACTCAAGTGTATACTTGATAGCAATCACATCACCAATCATTTCTGCGTTTGCAGCACGCCCTGTATTATTTGACCACACTTTTTCTTTTTTAATGGTCAATCCCCCGAGGGCCGGAGTCGGCATCGTAACTCCGTCAATAATGATATCATCTGTCACTTTACCGCCTCCTTATCCAAATACCGGATTTCCGGTCTGTTTCTGATAGTTGTTTCCTTCCTGGCGGATCACCTTAAACAATTTCTTTGCATCGCCTTCCAGATAGATGTGGAGTTCCTGTCCACGATCATTTCTGCCCTGCATGCTTTCAAAAGCATTCACAACTGCTTCAAATACACCTGCCCGGATTCCGGCAATGATCTGATTATTGTTTGCCACAGCAGAACGGTTTCCCATTCTTCCGACAAGCTCCGGTCCGGACTCTCTTGCCACGAACATTTCTCCCATACCAGGGAATCCGCCATTTGCGTACCAGCTCAGATTGAAACGTGGCAATGAAAATTTGAAGTTACCGATTTTTATAGATCCACCTTCCCAATCCCAGCCGATATGTGGCATAGGGATATGGATGCTTGAAAATCCATTTGCAAAAGTCTGAATAACATTCTGGCCAACTGTGTATAAGCTTGGAATTGCGTTTGCCACCTTGCCTGGTATATTACTTAATATTCCAGACAGAGAGCTCCAGTTATTATTCAGGCCGGTTCTCATTCCGCTTATGATATCCCTGCCTTTCGGCGTTACTTTGCTTTTGATATCTCCGATAGCGTTGAAAGATTGAGAACCGATTTTCTTTACTCTGCTCAGGAATGTTGATTCCCTTACAGCTTCCCAGCCATTTTTCAGACCGGTGATCGCAGCATTTCCTTTCCCACGTAGCCATGTTTTGGCATTTCCAAGTCTCTCTTTTGTCTGCCCTGGGAGTTTAGCAATCCAAGACAGTACAGCTGGCAATCCTGCTTTCATACCATTGAACAGGCCAGATATAACATATCCGCCCTGCGTACGCATGACTGTTGATGGTGAATGGATTCCGAAAGCTTTTTTGAATCCGTTTATGAATGGTTTAAAAATGTGTGCCTTGATCCAGGTTCCTATATCTTTAAATGACTGCACAACACCATTTTTAAAGCCTTCCCAGGTGAATTTTCCAGCTTCTGTGAAATGCTTTATAATATACTTCCTTGCATCTGCAACTGCATTTTTAAAGATACCGCCAATAAATGCGGCAAAACCTCCAAATGCAGCTCCAAGTGTTTCAAAAACTCTGTCAGCAATTCCGCTCCAGTCAATGTTTACCATCAGATCTTTTGCTTTGTTATAGATGGTGTCCCCCATGGACCACCAATCCATGTGTTCGATCGCTGAGATTGCAAAATCAAAAAAGCCTTTTATCCCATCGGATAAGGTCTGTCCTATTTTTCCAGTATCAATGGTTTTGACCGTGTTGGTTACAAGATCAGCCAGTGCAGTGCC